TGCCTGCTGCTCGGCTCGGATTGTCGTGATGATTTTTGCTAACACTTAACGGCGTCCGCCCATAACGGTAGAGATCTGGTTAGGACCTGTTCCGCGCTGGCTGTTTGTGCCGCCGTTGCCGCCGCCTTCGCCTGTGACCTTCTCGGTCTTCATCTTGGCCATGGTCTTGTAGTTTGCATCTGGCATGCCAGGTGTTGGTGAAGGATCGCTAGCGATCTTCTTGGCTTTTGGGTAACCTTTACCCATGGCCATCTGTTTGTGTAGGCTGATTGCTACCATGATTGCTCCTTATGAACGCGGATTGGGGTTTATTCCTGTCCCGGTTGAGACAGAAAATCTTTCGCCTGTTGTCACCTCTAAGGCGGCAAGCTGCTTGGCTGTTTGGTTGTCGGACTCGTTCATCTCGACGCGAGCCTGGATCTGAGCCCGTGTGCGTTCGTCCTCGGCTTGTTGACGCATCTGCTCGATTTGAAGCTGAATCTGCAAGTCTTGAATGCGGGCTTGTAAGTCTGCTTGCTTCTCCTGACCGCGTTGCTGCATATCGGCCTGCTTGAGTTGAGCGTCTTGCTGCAACTTGGCTTGGGCTGTTTGAGCGTTGGCCTGGTCCTTGGCTTGTTGGTTTTGCAATTGCTGCTGAGCAATCTGGATGCTTGGATCTTGCTGAGGAGGCGGCTGCATCTGTTGCAGCATCTGAATCGTCTGCTCGATGATCTGTGGGATCTGGCCAAACGTTTCCTGACTTTGCTTAGTCACGATCTGGCTAGTTGATGCAAGCAGCTTGTCAAGCGACTGCTTCTCTTCGTCTGTCGCATCCTTTTGGATCTCGCCAATGTCGACTTCGGCAGCAGCTGAGGCCTCGTTGAAGATCTGCGAACCGTACCACAGGATCATGTGTTCCTTGATGTGGTCCAAGATCATGGGGATGCAAGCAGGTCCGATGACCTTGTTGCCGCCAAACATGGGGTTGGTGATGAAGTCAAGGTGCACCTGCAAGTGAGCTAAGTGATCTTGCTCTGGGAAGGCCACGATTGGACGGCGCATACAAGCTGCAATGTTCTCGTTGACTGCATTCAGCTCCAATGGCTTAGGAGCCGGCACCAACAGGTCCTTGCCTTGTGGTATCTTGAGGCGCTGTAGGAACATCTCCTCAACCTTGCGGAGATCGTACAGCTGAGGCATCTCCTTGGCGCGCTGCAAGACGGCTTGTACTTGAGCAAACCGCTGAGCTTCACTGAAGATGTTGGGGTCGCTGACTGGCACGACATTCATCGGGCCTTCAAAGTCCTTGCGCTTGACCATCAACTCGCCGGTCTCGTCAAACACTTCCTCTTCTTCAAGGTAGGTCTTATTCAACCTGAACAGCACTTGCAGCACACGGCCCATGGAGTCGTGCAAGCGTGCATGGATGGCTGAGAAGACTGTCATGCCCTGCTCAAGGCGAGCAAGGGTTGTGCCGACTGGCGTGTTGGCGTTACTGTCAGCCAGATCTTCAAAGGTGGTACGGACTACGCCTTGGCCGGCATCAACCAAGAAGCCAAGCAGCTGAAACAGTACGGCACTTGGCGGGTTGTAAGGCATTGGCATCAGCATCTTGCGAATGTCGTCCTGGCCGAATGAGCCTTCGATCTCCTTGACCTCGGTAGGATCCACACGGTCTGTCTGACCGCCGGTTCCTGACTTGAGCTTCAAGAGTCCAGGGAAGTTATTGATGTGGGCTGAATCAAGCAAGGCACGCAATGCGCCTGTGGCACCGGCTGACAAGCCGCCAATCATGTGGGTCAGGCCGATGGGGTAAGCGCCACGCCATGGCACAAATGGGAACTCGACCATCCAAACCATCTCCTGCTTGGTGTCGTCGTCTTCTTCCCAGTTGCGATAGATAGCCAGCACGTTCTGAGTGGCCTTGTCTATGCTGATGATGTACGGGGCCAAGCCTTCATCAAACTCATGGATGATGTAGACCTCAAACACGGTGCGCAGACCATCGATGTTGTAACTATCGGCCTGACGGCCTTCAATCTTGTTGTTTGCTTTTTCAGCCTTTGATTCGTCAGGAGGCAAAGGACTGGACATGAGGTCCACGTCCATGTACATGCCTGACTCAACACGCTTTTGATACTCAATGCGAGTGATGTACTGAACGTGCGTCTTGCGCTCAGCTGAGTAGAAGTTAGTCGCTGCAAACGGCAGGTAGACATCATCAATCGCCACAAACTGCGATACAGGCCTCTTCTTGTTGGTGTCCCAGTTCAACTTCAAGTATTGGCCGCCACCCAATGGAAGCTGTGTGGACAATTGCTCAAGCTCAGACCGGAACTCGGACATCTGCTTGGTCATCTGGAAGTTCATGTACTTGGTAACGCGATCTGCCTTTTGCTGCTTGTCAAGCGTTACTTCACCAATGATTTTGTCTTTGGCTGGACCATCAGGTGGGAATAATTCCTTCATGGCCCGTGCAGAGAAGTCCACACATGCCTGAGTCAGCATCGGGTGAACGACCTTGCTGGCTCCAGTGAATGATGCTCCGCCTGGTGCGTCATCGCCAAGACCAGTGCGGCGCAGACCTTCTTCGTATTGCTCGTCGCGCTTCTTGCGGGCTTCTTTGTCTTTTTCTAAGATGTCGCAAAGCGTGGAGCCAAGGTTTGCCAGCTCCCAGCTTGGCATCGTCTCAGCCAGGTTTGCGTAGAACTCTGATTCGGCAGGTGTTGGTGAGTCATCAAGCGTGACCATTGCTCCACCGTCATCCGTGTCACGGACCTTAGAGTCATCCTCAACCTCGTACATCTCGCCGTATTCTTGTTCGTTTTCAGCCATTCAATGCTCCGGTTAGATCGCGTATGGGTTCACAGGCCGAGCCTTGATGTCCCGCTCAACCTTTTCTTCGGCTTTCCTGGTGACTGATAGACTATTGCGGTCAGCCAGCAATCTAAGTGCTTGGGTTGTTGAATCCACAAAGTCATCATGCTTGATCGAACCCTCACCATGGAAGCTGCACAACTGCGAGATTAAAGGATCAGCCCAGGAACGTGGGTTCCCAGGCCGTTTATCAGATTCTACTACCCAAATGAATCCATGTGCAAATAAATGCGAGACCGCGTGCAAGCGCTGAAGCTTATCTGCACGGCCCGGATTGTAGGGGTATGCGAGGATGTCCTCACGGGCCAGCATCTGACGCAGACTGATGCCTGATCCCTTGTCCTCGATGATCATCAGGTCAGGCGCTTTGCCACCGAACATGGACTGCTTCGGCCCAATCAGGGGCTTGATCATTGGCTTGAAGTCCTCGTCGCCGTACCTGACCACCCACTCCTTTTTGACCCGTTCGATCAGGGCCGGCAAACCCAGGTGATCTTGCCAGCAGTCAAGCAGCAGGAAGGCTGGCTTCTTCTCGTGCCTGAATACGCCCCAGACCGAGCAGGCCGTGGGGTCGGGGTCATGGCTCTTGCGGTCAACAGACTTTTCCGTGAACGCCGTATCCAGGCTCATGACGATGTAGTCAAGGGCTGGCAGGGGTTTGTCGGCGGGCCAGAGCTTGAACCAGCTTCGCTTGATGATGCCGGTCTCTTCGGGGTCAATAACCTCGGCATGGATCTCTTGACGACCGAGCTGGGTTCCCTCGTACTGCGTGATCTCAGCAAGGAAGGACTTGGCAAGGTTGGCGGCATTGTCATAGGTAGATCCCCTGGTAACGATGACTCGGCTGTTCTTCTTTTCTGAATCTTTGATCAGCTTGCGGACCAGCTCAATAGGCTTTGGAGTCGTGGTGATGATGGCCCGTGGATCTTCGCCCAAGCGCAGACCGAACCGCATCATGTCCCATGTCTCGTCAACGTATTGCCAGGCAGCCAGCTCATCGCACCAGACGCGATGGAACTGCGGACCGCGCAGCCGGCTAGGTTCCTCGGCTGAGAAGCCACGGATCGATGATCCATTCTTCAGGGTGATCTCGCCAATAGATCGGTTGTAGTTGTCAATCAGGTAGTGGGGAATGACCCCCATGATGCCCGAGTCGCCCTCGAAGCACACGCCCCTAATATCCCCTGACGTTGGCGCAATAACTCCACAGCGGACCCCAGGATTGTCCGCAGCATAGCTCGAGATGTCTTCTGCTCCGGTCCTTGTCTTGCCAAACCCGCGACCAGCCAGGATCAACCAAATGCCCCAGTCGCCAGGCGGTGTCATCTGCTGCTCACGAGCCGTGGATTTCCATTTAAGCTTCCAGGCTATGTGCGCCAGGTCCTCGAGGTCCAGGATAGACAGGTTGGACTGGATCGTGATTAGCTCAGCCCTTGACAGGATCATTTGCCGCCTGCGTTCAACTTACCAATCAGGTCGGTGATCTGGCCAACAAGCTCGAGCCTTGCTTCGATCGGACCGCCGTCAGGTCCGGTGATCTCGACTGACTTCTTCTTGGCGTGACCGTACTGAACCAGTTCCTTCATGCAGTCCTTGCGGACAAGCAGGTCATGGTTAGGGTCGAAGGCCATCTCTGCCAAGGCCTCGAGTGGATCACCGTGCTTCTCGACGATGCGATCGAAGATCTCTTGGCGCTCAACGTTTCGTTTGTTTACGCTGCCTTTTGGTCTACCAGCGCCAGGAACTTTCTCGCCTTTCTTGAAAGCCATGTTAGCACTCCTTGTATTTTCTTTGTGTTATTCTAATACGGGCTGCGAAACCACGTAAACGGTGCGACCCAAAAACGCTATAGGTGTTATTTTTAGCCATAACTAGTTGTATCAATACACTTTGTTCTTCTACTTACTATCGTTCGTTCGTCTTTTTCAAATTCTAAGATCCCCGTGTCTGTTAAAAGGTAGTATCAATACTCTTTGTTATGCCTAAAAATATCACCTATAGCTTTTTTGATTTTTTGGTTCATAAAATTGTATAACTTGCATAAAATATAATATAATTTAACTTCAAATCATCTATGAGGAGGAAAATAGCATGAGCAGACCTGTCGAACCAACAGCTTCTTTGGACTTAGACACCATCAAGATCCTGGTTTGGGCTAGTGAGTATGGCTCAGGCCACCCGAACATCAGTCGCTTGTACGACAATGAGGCAGCAGACGGCTTGAGCTTAAGTCGAGGCACTTTTTTTAATGCGGTCAAAGGTCGTCGAGTTACCCAGCAGGTCATTGACAAGGTTGACGAGTTGATTGCCTTGAAAGGTTGGCAACCCAAGTGGATCGACCATCTGCGCGAAGAGCATAAAAAGCGAGTCGTCAAAGCTTTTGAAAACCCCATGAACTACTGCTCTATATGCGGGCATGCTTGTCCTAATTGCGGTACAGCTAAGTCAGAGAAGCGTCGCAAGGCCGTCTTTAGTTACCTCAAGAGGGATCCTGTGGACCTTGGCTGCAAGGTACGTGACGACGAGGCATAAAAAATGGGGCCACAAGGGCCCCGAGGTACCGGCAACTGCATTGATCATCGTCGGCAGTTGTATTGTAATCCGTCAGGCCTCCTTGCAGTCGTGCTGCTCACCAGCCTGTTTGGTCGTAAAGATCAGGTGACACTTGGTGCAGCGGTAAAGCATGCCTTCCTCCACGATCACCTTGCCGCGCTCCCGCAGCTTGCCCCAAAAGGTCCTGATTAGTTCAAGCATGTAGTTCCTCCCATCGTTTGCAGATCTTTTTGGCCTGTGTTGACTTCTTGTTCTTGCGGCCGCACATCTCGCTGATTGATCTGATCTTGGCCTTAGCTTGCAGCTGGGCAGAGGTCAGGGGCACTTGTACTACTGGCTCAGGTGGCAACAGGCCACTGACCCCAGCAGTTCCAAGGGCGACACCAAGGATGAGTCGGTCAATCATGTGTTCTTTTCCTTAAGTTTGGCTTGGATGTCGCGGGCAAAACGGTGTAAGGCAGTCATGCTGACAAACTCTAAGTCGCGCCCGTCTAACTTTAGCCGTTCAATCTCCTCATCCGTCAGCCCTACCCATGTGCGCTGTTGCAACTCCGCCAGTTCATCCCGCACCTTGAGATACATTGCTCGGTAATCTTCACCTTGCAAAAACTTATCAATGCGGTCTTTCATGGCATAGGCAATATCGCGGTCTGAGAATTGAATCTTTACATCGT